CTAGAAAGAGCAATTTCAGAAGTCATTGCTAACTTTGAACCTAGAGTCAGTGTATCTAAAGTTGTTGCTAAACCATCACCGGACGACAATCGTTATGCAGTAAAATTGGAATTTTTTATAATCAATAGTCCTAATCCTATTAGTATTGATTTTTTCCTAGAAAGAATTAGATAAAAATGGCAAATCGTTTAAGAGTTACCGAACTTGATTTTGATACTATAAAACAAAATTTAAAAACGTTCCTGAATCAGCAGTCCGAATTTACTGACTATGATTTTGAAGGTTCTGGTTTAAGTATCTTGTTGGACGTTTTAGCGTATAACACACATTATAATGCTTATTACTTAAACATGATTGCGAATGAATCATTTTTGGACACAGCATTACTCCGTGATTCTGTAATCTCTCATGCTAAAGTTCTAGGGTATGTTCCATATTCACGTAAGGCTCCACGTGCGAATATCAATTTTACTGTTGCGTCAAGTTCTACCACTCCAGCAACGGTAACAATTCCAAAAGGTTTTCGTTTTCTTTCAAATGAGATTGATGGCGTGAGTTATGGATTTGTAACTCTATCCGAAACTACGGTAACCAAATCAAACACAAGTTTTTACTTTCTGAATTTACCAATTCACGAAGGTCAGTTAGTTACATATTCATACACTCATAATCAAGCAACAAATTCAAAGCAGATATTTACTATTCAGGATGATGGCGTAGACACATCAACTATCACAGTATCCGTACAATCATCTTCAACGAACACATCAACTGAAATATTCACACTTGCTACAAATGCTTCAGAAGCAACAACAACTTCTCCTGTGTTCTACCTACAAGAAAATAAAAGTGAAAAATATGACATTTATTTTGGTAATGATGTGATAGGTAAAAGCATTGCAGATGGTTCAATTGTATCAATCACTTATTTGATTACCAATGGAACAGTAGCAAACAAAGCAAATAATTTTGTTGCAACTGCTACACTTGCAGACTCATTAGGAAACAGTTTAACAAATTTTACTATTGATCCAGTTGCAGAATCGGCGGGTGGTGCTGAACGTGAATCAGTTGACGAGATTAAATTCTCTGCACCACTTCAGTTTACCACACAGAATCGTTTAGTAACATTCAAAGACTATGAATCATACATCAAGAAAAATTATCCTGCTGTGGATTCAGTATCGGTGTGGGGTGGTGAAGATGAAACTCCACCAACATATGGTCGTGTATATGTTGCTCTAAAACCAAAACAAAATTATTATCTGTCGGATACAGAAAAGCAAAGAATCATTGATGAAATTATTGCTCCAAAGGCAGTCGTTGCGGTACAAACAATTATTCGTGATCCTGAATACCTATACTTGTTGATTTCTTCAACCATATCCTATGATGCAAAGAAAACTATTCTTACTACAGATCAATTAAAGACTGGTATTAGGAATGCTATTTTGTCATACAAGGCAACTTATTTGGATAAGTTTGATTCAAAATTTATTCTTTCTAAGGTTCAAGAAGCGGTGGATACAACAGATTCCAATTCTATTATTGGTTCAAAAGTAATTGTTCGTGTTCAGAAAAGATTTGAACCATCAATGGATCAATCGAAGCCATACTTCATATATTTTAATGTTCCACTTCGTCGTGGCACAATTAGTAATAAGTTATCATCAACATTCTTTACAGTAGTTGATTCTACTGGTACAGATAGAGTGGTTCAGTTTGATGAGATTCCACAATCATTTTCTGGAGTTTCAGGAGTTACAGTAACCAATCCTGGACAAGGATTTACAAGCACTCCGACAATTACAATTTCAGGTGATGGTGTTGGAGCAAATGCTGCTGCAACTATTGTGAACGGTAGAATACAAAGTATTGAAGTTACCAGTCGTGGTGTTGATTATACCCGTGCCACTGTAGCAATCACTGGTGGTGGTGGTGGATACGGAGCAACGGCAGAAGCAACAATTGATGCCCGCACAGGAGAATTGAGAACAGTTTATTATGATAATGCTGCTCAACGTCAAATTGTTGATGAGACTGCTGGAACAATTGAATATGACACTGGAATAATTAAAATTAATAATATCTACATTAAATCTGTAGCATCAACGGATGGTTATATACGTTTATCTGTAGAATCAGAAAAAGGTATTATTAGCACAGTTAAAAACACAATAGTTACTTTAGATGTAGATGATCCAACAGCAATTAGCACAACACTAGAAACTGTATAATGTCCTCAGTAGATTTAAAAACATCGATACTTGTTAATCGCCAAGTTCCTGAATTTGTTAGGGACGAATACCCTACGTTTGTTACTTTCTTGGAAGCGTATTATGAGTTCCTTGAGGGAACTGCTAATACAGGTATATCTTCAAATAATCTAGTATCAACTGCCAAAACACTTCGTGATATTCGTGATGTTGATTTATCTTTGAATGAATTTGAAACTAATTTCTACAACACGTATGCAACACTAATTCCTCTTGAAGTTCAAGCAGACAAATCACTTTTATTCAAACATCTTGTACCTTTATATAAAGCAAAAGGTAGTGATGCATCATTCAAGTTATTGTTCCGTCTGATTTTTGGTGTAGATATTGATGTTATTCTACCTAAAAATAATGTGCTAAAAGCATCGAGCAGTAACTGGCAGATTGATAATAAACTACGTATCAATCAGGATGTGGCATCAGTTTATGTTGGCGATGGTGTATCAAAAACATTCAATCTAGCACAAATTGTTGGTGGAGATGAAATAAGTGTGTATGTAAATGGTGTTGCACATACCAATTTTTTTGTTAATAAAGAATATCGTAAACTAAACTTTGTAACTGCACCAGCAAACAATACCACAATACGAGTTGTTTATGATAATTTTGATACGAATCTATTAAACAATCGTAAAGTTATTGGATTAAAATCTGGTGCCTCTGCGATTATTGAACAAGCAAATCGTCGTATTATTTCCGACACATTGAATCTTGGTTTACCGATTGAACTGCTTATCAATACAGAGTCTTTAGATGGAAGTTTTTTAAATGGTGAATTTGTATCAATACCTATTATTGATCCAGATGAACCTTATGGCAACACAATTAATATTCAAGCATCAACTTTTTCTATTGTCAAGAAGTTCAATGTAATTGCTGGCGGTTTCAATTATCAAATTGGAGATTCAGTTTTGGTGACTGGTGGCAATGCTACCGTAAATGCGATTGGTACAGTTTCATCAATTTTTAAAGGAGCAATTGAGTCTGTTAGAGTTTTACGTGGCGGTGCGGTCTTTGCGAATTTATCTCCTATTGCAGTTTCAGGTAATGGTGCAGTCACATTAACAATTGCGGTTGATGGCATTGATCAAACTGGTGTTAATGCTGCTAACAGTTTTATTGTTGTCACTGATATTATTTCCAATTTTAATGGAAGTGGTAATGCTGCAAACACTGTATTGAGTTCCGCAAACTATGCATTTGCAAACTCGATCACTGTTACAAGTCCAAATCTAAACACTCGAATTGTTGATGTTCTTGGTTTTCAAACATTAGCAGTTGGACCAATCACGAATGTTAAAGTTTTATTGACATCTGGAGCAACGGCGAATACTCCATTACTTGATGCATTTGGTGCGCCTTATGGTTCTCTTTCTGGAGCACTTCGTTCGCCTAAGAGTTTAAGATCAATTGGCCGTTTTAAAATTAACGCTTCAGGAACAGGATATGTTATCGGTGATGAAGTTGTATTTGGTACCAATCCTCCTGGTACTTATGGACAATATGCTACTGCGATTGTATCAAATGTTAGTGCTTCAGGTGCAATTACTACTATTGATTTGGCAAACACACGAATAGTTGGTACGGCAACCATTGCTGCAACATCGGCATCCGTTGTAGGTTCTTCGACAAAATTCTTAACCGATTTACGTGTTGGTGATAAGATTGATATTAATAATGAACCACGAATTGTTTCATCCATTTCTGATGATACAAATTTATTAGTCACTTCACCATTTACAAACGCAGCATCAGGTAAAAAGATTGGCGTATTTGGTAGACACCCCAAAGGTGGTATCAACTATGTACAGAATAATTTCCCATCTATAACTGTCTCTTCCGTAGGTGGTGTTGGTGCTAATGTTGAGATTGATTCTTTAGTATCTGACGGAGAATCATTACTAGCAACTGGTACTGGACAACCTGGTGAAATTCTTACAATTCAGGTTCTTGATCCAGGTTCTGGTTACGAGTATATTCCTATTGTAACCATTTCTGGTGGTTCTGGAACAGCAACAGCAAATGCAGATATTGAACGTTCATATCTATCATCGCCTGGTCGTTGGACAACATCCGATTCAATTCTATCTTCAACGGAAAGAAAACTTGCTGGTCAAGATTATTATGTTGACTATTCATATGTTATTTCCTCACAAGTTGAATTTTATCGCTATAAGAAAATATTAAAAGAGTTGCTGCATCCTGTTGGTTTTGTAAATTACTCTGAGTTTAATAGGTCAAATACGATTGATCTTACGGATGTAAATGTCAATACAATTAATGTTGCAACTGATGGCCAATTCTTGACAGTTGCGGGCACAGTTAATGTTGGTAATGGTAGAATTGCTGTTACTGGCACCAACACTAAATTTAATGCTGCCGTATCACGTGGTGCATTTACTATTGGTTCGAGAGTTGCTGTGAATGGAGAAATACGTACAGTCAATTCTGTGGTAAGCAATACATCATTATTGGTATCATCAAATGTCAATAGTATTTTAATTGCCAACTCTGGTTCTGGTTACTCAAATGGTTTCCTAGTC